CCTTGCATATCAGTACCAAAAAAACCGCTTGCTGCTATGAATGCAACTGCGATGTGGATGCCATTTGCACAACTGCCTCTGAATATTATGCAAGCAGTTGTGAATGTGGTTGTTAATGGTCAAATACCAATCACGGATCAAGATCTCTTAGTAAATCACCCATCACCAAAATGCACACAATTAGTGGTATTCAGTTGTAATGAGCCACCAAAACCAAAACCTTGCCCAGTCTCAACTTTATGTGCTGAAGATGCTGCAGGCGGCGGCGCACATATCCGAAAAGCAACTGCTACTACAAAATCTGTTTTCATAAATGGTAAAAGAGTTTGTCGGACGGCGGATCCTTTGGGTCCACCATGTTTATCTTTAATTGCTACTGGAGCAGTAAACGTACTTATTGGAGTTTAATTATGGCAAAAGCAAAAGTTGGTCTTAGCGGTAAGAAGATCATTGAGTCGAAACCCAAAACTACTCGACAGGGATCTAGCAAGAATACAAAGTATTCTGCTACTAGTCGCAATTGTGCAAAGAAGCGTTATCGTGGTCAAGGGCGATAAATAATACTGGGATAGCAACCCCATTAAAAGTTCTGGTTATCTAGCACTTTTAAAAAATGGCAAATTCCCCGATCCCAGATCAAAGTGACGACTTTATTAAGTCGGGAATGACATTAATAACTGATCCCAGATCAGACATCTATCTCAACAGGGTAAATAAATCTTTACCACCAAAAGATAGAAATTCAAGATGGTGTGGTGGTAAAGGCGGTTTTGACGATTATGTTGAAAGATGGCACTAAAAGACATTTCAAATAAAGATTTTAAGAAATCTAGAAGTTTCAGGGATATTTCTACTAATCTGGTAAGAAATCCCTTTACGAAGGATGTCAGTGTCGTAAAAGATGCCGATGCTATCAAACAAGCAATTAAAAATTTAGTGCTCACCGCTCCTGGTGAAAAACTTTTTAATTATCGATATGGATCTAAGGTGTATCAACTTTTGTTTGAGCCCTTAGATCCATTTTTAATTGATGCAATTCAGACGGAGATACTAAATACAATCAAGAATTATGAGAAGCGTGTAATTGTGACAGATTTGGATTGTTTACCAGATTATGATAGTAACTCTATTAATGTGACGTTGGAATATCAAATTATCGGACTGCCTATCACGCAAACTGTCCAATTTGTCTTACAGAGACCCTAATACTAATGCAACCCAATAATTTAACAGCACTAGATTTTGAGGATATTAAAGCCTCAATCAAGTCATATCTGAGGACTCGCACTGAGTTTACAGATTATGACTTTGAGGGCTCTAGTTTGTCGTATATGGTGGACCTGTTAGCATATAACAGTTACTACAGTGCATTCATGGCAAACATGTCTATGAATGAGGCATTTATCTCGTCAGCAACAATTAGAGATAATGTTGTTAATGTCGCAAAACTTTTAAATTATACTCCCAGATCAACTACTGCTTCTACAGCATATTTTCACCTAGACATTCAGACAGAATTAACTGGTGGAGTATATCCAAATAATATTACACTTCCAGCAGGACCTATTGCAACTGGTGGTAATTATACTTGGAATTTGTTAGAGTCTAGAACCGCTGAAGTAAATCAAACAACTGGTATTGCACAATTTAGATGCGTTAAAGTCCAAGAAGGAAGTGTAATTAACTTTTCTTATGTTGTAAACAACTTTATTAAGCAAAAATTTATAATTCCATCTGAGGATGCAGATACATCCACTTTAACTGTTAGTGTAAGAGCAAACGAAAATACTACTGATTCCGATACCTACAATCTAGTAGAAAATATTACGAATATTAAGTCTACAGATAGAATTTACTTTTTATCTGAAACAGAAGATATGCGTTATGAGTTGACTTTTGGTGATGGTGTTATTGGTAGAAAACTGGGTGATGGTGAAGTTATTGATCTTGAGTATTTGGTTACTGCTGGAGCAGAAGCAAATGGCGTTGCAACATTCACCTTCGTTGCAACTCTTACCGATAGTCTTGGGGTAAATTACGATCCTGAGGATGTCGATTTAACCGTAGCAGAAACATCTAAGTTTGGTGCTGCCGAAGAAAGCATTGAGTCGATCAAATTCCAAGCACCAAGATATTACTCCACTCAATACAGGGCAGTCACATCTTCGGACTATGAAGTTATTACAAAAAAACTATACGACAATACTAAAACAGTCGTTGCATATGGTGGCGATGAATTATCACCACCCGTTTATGGTAAAGTTTACGTTGCAATCAAAACAAAGTCTGGATCTAAACTGAATGATACTACCAAAAAGAGTATTTCGCAGCAGTTGAAACCATATGCGATGGCATCTATTGAACCTGTGATTGTAGATGCAGATTCGATTTATATCTATCCGAAGGTTTTCATTACATATGACCCTGCTTGCTCAGCAAGAAGTGTCTCTGGTATTACTGCAAATGCTCAAAATGCAATTAATGAATGGGCATCGCAAACGGGTATTAATAACTTTAATGGCAATTTCAGTCTTTCTAAATTTACAAAGGCAATTACCCTAGCAGATAGATGTATCGCTGATGTTACTACACAAATATCTCTAGTTAAGTATATCAATCCTGCTATTGCAGAAACAAACACATATTGCATTTCCACAGGATCTCCACTGTATAACAGTGCTCCAGGTAACGATGGTAGTGGTGGTGAAGATTGCTACAAAGAACCAGTTGTAAAATCATCCAGATTTAGGACTAAAGATAGACCAACTGTTGATCAGTATTTTGAAGACACTGGATTTGGTAAACTCTACACATATTACAATAGTGGTAATAGAAAGATCATTACAAATAACGATGCGGGCACAGTAAACTACGATACTGGTGAAATTTGTTTTGGTCCAACTAACGTTATTGGATCGGGTGGCAATAATCTGCCTGTTGATGATTTAGGTAATGTTGATGATAGCGATCAAGCAAAAGCAGATCTTGGTGAAATCCGAATTGCGGTCCAAATTATTCCCGCAAACTCCTCTACTATTGGAGTCCCAGATCCATCGACCGTATTGGAAATTGTTATCCCAACAATCTCCGTAAATCCAATTGGGACAATACTTCCTTCCAGTATCCCACTAAATAGTCTTGCGCCTAGTGACTTTGAAGTTACACCAGTAACAATCGAAATTCCAGATATTACTGTCGGCGGTGACCTGTCCTTCTTAAACTGTTTCTGAAGTAGATGACTATCAATAAGGTTTCTCAATCCGTTAAGTCGCTAACACCACAATTTATTGAGGACGATAATCCTCTATTCAGTAAGTTTATTGAATATTATTATAGGTCTCAGGAAAAGACTGGTTATGGTCAGAATATCCTGAATCAGTTTTTGTCGTATATGGATATCGACAAACTGAATGTCGATATTTTAGATGGTGCTACAAAGGTTGTAGAATCTATTGATGCTTCTGCTGATACTATCATTGTTGAAAATATTGATAGTTTTCTAGAGAATGACGGCACGGTATTAATTGATGATGAAGTAATCTATTACGAAAAAGCAGTTGCATCCCCTAGTGTTGCACTAAGTCCTGGTATTTCGTACGAACAAGTAAAATTAAAGTGGAATATTCTTTCCAATCCAATTAATAATTTTGACGGTGTTACTCAGAGATTCCCACTTTTATCCCAAGATAATCCTGTAGCACCTCCATCTGCAGCACACTTATTAATCAAACTTTACGGTAGATATTTAATTCCAGATATTGATTTTACTGTAGAGGGTGATGATGTTATCTTTACTGTTGCGCCAAGAGAAAAGTTGATCTCTGACGATGCGGTCGAGACATCAGTCATTTTTTATAATGGTTTTGTTGAAAATACCATCTATACACTAGATAATATTTCTAGTCAGTTTACTTCTGGTAAAAAATCGTTTTCCATCAGTCGTGGTGGTCAATCATATCAACCAATTGTTGATGAATATGTCATTGCTTATTATGATGGCACATTACTAACACCAAAAACGGATTATTCCTTTGATGGTAATCTAATTACATTTTCGTTTGAGCCTATTCCTGGCAGATTGCTGCATCTATTCTCCATCGAAGCACCAATTCCTTCTTTTGGATCTGGTGCTGTTGGATATTCTCGTGTTAATGATGTAGGTCAAATTACTTCCATCGAAGTAAGTAATACTGGATCTGGTTATAAAATTGAATATCCACCGAAGATTACAATTAACTCTGAAAGGGGTCAGAATGCCTCTGCAAGACCTTTAATTAATGGTATTGAGAAAGTAACCCTTCTTGAGGGTGGAAGAGGTTACAGCAGCACCAACCCCCCAACTGTGTCTATTGAAGATCCAACAGAGGATGGGGCAGCATTACCTAAAATTGAAGCAGTCGTTGAAAATGGATCGGTAACTTCTCTAAACGTAATTAACTCTGGTAGTGGTTATACATTCACTCCACGTTTGTCCTTTGTACAACCAGGCGGTGCAGAGTTAAGAAAACCAACACTTATTGCAGGGTCTGTTGCTGGTCCTATCAATATCTTAAATCCTGGTCAGGGTTATACAACTGCACCAGCAATCTATGTTGATGAACCAACTGGTGAGAATGGTATTAAGGCATCTTTACGAGCAGTTGTAACTGATGGTAAAATCACTTCGGTTGAGATTTTAAATGCTGGTCAAGGATATGAAATTGAGCCTAGAATTGCTGTAATTGATCCTGTTGGTGCTCAAGTTTTAGAGACACGAGTTGATGGTAATGGCAGAGTAATTAATATTGAATTATTGAATGGTGGATCTGGATATGAGGATATCCCATCTGTTTATATTGTTGATAATAGAGTTGATCCTATCACTGGGGCATATGCTGGTGGTAGTGGTGCTACTGCAGCTGCTGCAATCTTTAATGGTCAGATCACAGATATTAACGTTACTAACTTTGGATCTGGGTATAGTGCAGATTTCCCACCAAAGGTAGTTATTCAGTCTCCGCCAAAAGCATCCGCTTCTGCAGAGATTGGTCTAGGAAAGGTAACAGGTTTCGCTATCATTCAAAGTGGTGAAGGATATGAGAAATGTAGATTGGAAGGTTGCGCGAGAGCAGCGAGTGGTATTAGTGGATATACTGAGGATGGCAATGTAAGATTTACTAACAACACGGTTGCTGCTGCACACTCCAAAGATTCTGAAGTTAAATGTTTAGATAGTCTTTTTGTAAAGAGACTTCTTGATAAATTTACAGAGCAGTATTTACCTGATGTCCCTCAGTTAGACTATAAGAGTATTGATGTTAGAAACGCAATTAAAAACATCAAAACTTTTTATTCTACAAAGGGCACATCTTTTAGTGTTGCATATCTATTCAAACTTCTTTATGGTGAGAATGTTTCTATCTCATATCCTAGAGATCAAATTATCAAACCATCTGCGGCAACATGGTCTATTAATACAGTCTTAAGAGCAAAGCTTGTTTCTGGTAATCCAGTAGATATTCAAGATGGTCTTCTGCAACAACTTGAGGATATTGCAGATGCTAATGTTAAACCTGCTAGTGCGCTAGTAGAAAACTATATTTCTATCAAAACTTCTGAATCTGAAATTTATGAATTGGTTTTATCGGAAGAAACTATTGATGGTAATTTTGTTGTTCCTTATAAGACGAAACTTGCTGAGCCACTGACTGAAACTACAGATATTATCACGGTTGACTCAACTATTGGTTGGCCAGAAAGAAACGGCGAATTTATTATTGGTGGTAGTGAAGTTGTAAGATATAAGGAGAAGTCTTTAAACCAATTTATTGAATGCACCAGAGCAATTAGCGGCGTTGCTCAGGTTTGGGACTCTGCAACTGAAGTTTCTTCAAACTTTAGAGTTTACATTAACAAAGATACCGCTCAAGAAGTGGTTATGGACATTACTGGTATTGTTGATGCTCAACAAACCACTCTTACTGATACTGGATCTTATTACCTTCCTGGTGATAAACTTAGTATTTCCAAATTAGGTGGCACTTCACAGAGTCCACTATTAACAACTTGGTTGTATAATGTTAAAAAACTATTAGAAGTCGAAAGTATTACTTTTGGTGGTGTCAACAACCAATCTGCGACTGTAACTTGTGCTTCCCCACATGGTCTTTTGGTTGGGGATCAGGTTACAGTATATGGTGCTAATCCAATTCTCTATAACGGCACATTTTTGGTTACCTCTAGAGATTCCACAACCGTATTCCAGTATAGACTACCACAACCAGCGGCAGTAGAACCTCAGGGTAATATTCTGATCTCGGTTGACCTTAATAAAGGTAAATCGTTGAATAATGCAATTCAGAATACTATTAGTCCTTATACTACCAATATTCAGAATTCTTTCTTCAATGATAATTATGTTTATGTTGCTTCTACGGGTATTCCAAACTATAATATTGGACCTTTCCCTGGATCAGCACTTCTTCCTGGCAACCAAAGAAAATTAAATAGATTTTTCCAATCACCAACAACAATTTCCACTAAAACTGAAATTGTGCCTGGATCTATGGGCACCTGGGTCAATGGTGTGTCTATGTGGTCTTACAAGTCCACTCAAACTAAAACCTTTGGTGCTGTAACTTCAATTAGTATCAACGAAAGGGGCGCTGGATATGATGCTGCAAATCCACCAAGAATTACCATTGAAGGTGGTGGTGGATCTGGAGCATCCGCAAATGTAGTTGTTGATGGATCTCTAGACTCTGTTGAAGTTACTAATGGTGGTAGTGGATACACTTCTTCTCCACTAGTTTCTATCGTTGGAGGAGGTGGATCAGGTGCTGCAGCAACTGCAATTATCACAAAGGGTCAAGTATCTAGAATTCTTGTAAATCAGGGTGGTAGTGGTTATACCTCTCAACCACAAATTACCATTGTTGGTGGCGGTGGATCTGGCGCTGCTGGCACTGCTTCAGTTAGAGGTCCTATTAAAGAGGTATCTATTAATGTTGGCGGTGCATCATATACATCCGAACCTAAAGTTGTATTGAGCTCTGGCGCGGGTGCTGTTGCTCAGGCGATTGTTAATAATGGTAGAATTATATCTATTGCAATCATTTCTGCTGGTAGTGGATATACAACCGCTCCAGAAGTTACTATTCAGGGTGATGGTTTTGGTGCAGTTGCAAGAGCAACCATTGATATTGATGGTGAAAACGCTGGTAAAGTTACTGGAATTGAAATCATTAACAAAGGTATTGGTTATAGTCAGGGAACTACTGTAATCAATTTGACTTCTGTTGGTCAAGGAGCAACATTTACAGCAAATGTATTCAAATGGACTTACAACCTCCAAGAAACCACTGAATTCGATTCTGCTAAAGGTGCAATTTTTGTAGGATTGAATAATCAGTATGGTGGTGAGTATGCACACCTATCCAATCCACAAAGATTGAGATATATTCTTGGTGATAATTTATTTGAAACTTCAACTGGTCTTATTCAAGAGCAAGAAGATCAACTAGATCACTCTCCAATCATCGGTTGGGCATATGATGGAAACCCTGTTTATGGTCCTTATGGATATGAAGATCCAACAAATCAGGGATCCAATATTGCTAGAATGAGATCTTCTTATGGTCTTAAGACTAATTTAGTGTATGATGAGATTACCAATATTAGTCCCAGTAGAGTTGATGGACCTTCTCTAAATGATGAGCCTGCTGGTAGATTTGTTGAAGACTATGAGTATATCTTTAATGGTGGAGATCTAGACCAATATAACGGTAGATTCTGTAAGACTCCTGAATTTCCAGATGGAAGATATTGCTATTTTGTTACTATTGATGCATCAGATGATGGCAATCCTGTTTTCCCATATGTTTTAGGATCCAGTTACAATTCTGTTGTTGACCAATGGAATTTGGTTGATTCTGCTGTCCAACAAAATATCCCAACAGGTGTTATTCGTTATAGAGATCCATATGAAAACGTTGATATTGATGTTGAAAGGACTCCAAATGCATCCACAAATGCGTTAACCCTAGAGAATGGTGATTTCTTAACCTTTGACGTTGAGGATGAGAATAGAGATGGTGTAATCACTCAAGATGAAATTGACGATCCCGATCAAATTTTTGAAGAAGCACCTTTACAACTATTTGATTATTTCCCCAAAGTTAAAATTGACTCTAAGGTTGATATTGAAGTTGAGACTATCTCTAAATTTGAAAATGCAGCAGTAACTGGATTTACTATTGAAAATGCAGGTCAAAATTATCAAATCAATGATAGATTGATTTTTGATAATACTGATACTGATGGACAAGGAGCATCTGCACGAGTTTCTAGAATCGTTGGTGAATCTATTACAAATTATACCTTTGAAACAGTTGAAGGTATTAATTATGGTGTATTAACTACTCAACAACCCCATAACTTGATTGCAGGAGACAATATATTTGTAGACTATACCCCAATCATGAATAACACGAATAAAGAATTCGTGGTGCGTCAATATAAGGGTATTGAAGAGATCAAGATCACTCAAACTGGTAGTGGATATAACAGTGACATTCCTCCCACAATTGTTGTTGATGGTGATGGTGAATCTGGTCAAGTTGAAGCTGTAGTCAGTAGCGTTGGATCTATTTCCTCTTTTAATATTATTAATTCTGGTAATGGATATACCAGAAATCCTAGATTGATTTTGAGTCACCCTCAAATCTTTAAGAAAGCAGACTACTACATTTCTTTACTTGAAAATAATAATTATGTTAAAATTAATGACGTTGTAGTAAATGATGCTAAAGAGGTCTTTATTTGTGGTAAATCTACAGATGCTCAAGGAGACACTGTAGGATTTGTTGCTAAACTTTCTGCAACTGGTAATAAAGATTGGCAGAGGACACTTGAAGCAACCGCACCTTCTCCTGGACCAACATACATGGAGTTTAATAAACTCTATGTTGATGGTAATAATATTTGGGTGGTTGGTAATAGCAGACCAAATATTAGTGTATTAGATGCATACAATCCCGACGTAGTATTAGCAAAATATACTCAGGCAGGTAATGGTCTGAGTGCAACTATTGATTTCCAAAGGGCATATGCTGGTATTTCTGGATCCACCAGAGCGGATGTTGTTACATCTCTAGAGAAACTTAGTGACACCAGATTTATTATGGGTGGATACACTAATACCAACTCAGGATCTCCATATGATGCTTTCCTCGCAGTTGTAGACACCTCTGGATCATTTGTTGCTAAGAGAAAACTTGCATCAAACAATAAGTCCGAAAAAATTACTTCTATCAAAAAAACTGATAATGGTGTATATTTCTCTATTGAAACAGCATTGTCGGCAAATGGTGTAGATGTAAATACTGGTATCGGCAAAGTTAGTATTTCTACCAGTTTAATTTCTGTAGACTGGATCAAAGAGGTTTCAAACTCTACATATTCTTTCCTAGACTCTTCTTTAGATGCTGATGAGTTTGGTGAATTTTATTTGTCTGCAACTTTAAGAGAAAAGGCATCTGATACCACAAGAGATTCTTTCTGGGTTGGTAAATTTGATGCAGATGCATCTGCAATTTGGAATTATCGCTATCTTGCTGGAAATAGTCAAATTTCTCTGGCACAGAAGTGTAAAGTTGATATTTTTGGCAATCTTAATGTTGCATATACTCAGCAAGATGCAGCAACAGATGATATCTTCGTTGGAAATGTAAAAATTAGATATGATGGTAAAATTGTCAAGCATACCGTAAATAATTTTGATACGGATGGCACCAAAGAAAACAATATTGAGGGATTGGTCGTCAATTCGATCGATGTTGATAATTCTGGTGATGTCCACATTTTTGGTCAAACTAAGTGGAATAGAAATGAAGTAATCACTGCATTTGATGGAAATGCAAATGATATTACAACTCACCATACTATTGAGGTTGTTGGTGAGACCAACGGTGGTGCCGAATATGCTGATAATGTCTTAAAACTATTTGGTTATACTACAGGTAATCAAGCAGTCTGGGATAATTCTTATGTTAAAGTGCCTGCTGCAACTTTAGGTGAAAAATTCAATGGAGACTTCACTATTGAATTCCTTCTGTATAAAGAAGCAGCAAATTCTCAAACACTCTCTCAAACTGTCCAAACTCTAATCGGTATTGGTGGTGCTCGGGACACATCTGGTGGTTTGTGGATGGGTTATGATATTGCTTCTGGTGAGTTGCAACTCGTTATCTCCAATAACACGACAGCATTAACTTCTGCTGGTGCTGGTCTGTCTTCCACTCAAGTAACAATGTTTGCCGACAACACTTGGCAACTGATTGGTTTGAAGAAAGAGGGTGATGTTTTTACTGGATATGTAAATGGTATTCAAGTCTTTACTGGTAGTGTAAGTAATACTTCTCTTGGTGATAAAGATCTTTATATTGGTAACCAGATCGGTTGGGGTGCAACTGCAACTGATTTCTTGGCAACATATCAGGGTCAATATTATCTCAAGAATCTTAGAGTTAAAAATAGAGCAGTTACTCCAACTACTCCTAGCGACATCACAACAATTCCTAGCAATGGCGCATTTGGATTTGCTTATGATTGGACTGATGATGCTTGGTTTACTGCATATCTCGCAAGATATGATTGGATTGACTATGTTGGATATGGTCTAAAAGTTGATAAGGACTCTGATGCGGAAAGAGTCGGATCTCTTGGAATCATTACTAATACTCAAATTGATCTTTCTAGATCTGTCGTCCCTCCTGTAACTGGTGTAGCACTGACAATCAATAATGTTGGTTATGCTTTAGGATCTGCTGGTTTCCAGACCTTAGATTTTAATGACGCCACAATTACATATTCTCAAGATACATTAACAATTGCTTCTACTAGAGACGTTTGGTCTTCTAGGACTGCAACTGTCCCTTCTCCTGGATCTCAGAAGGTTATTGCTGAGGCAATTGTAAGAGACAGATATTACTTTAAAGTTACTGATACCTTAAAGATTGATAACGTCCAAGAATTGACAATTAATCAAGACTTTAAGTTTACTGTTGGTGCTAAGTTGACATTGAGCACGGATGGTGGATCATTTATCAATAGTGGTTACATTGTCGATGTTGATTCCGAAAACAATAAAGTTTATCTTGCAGTTAATATTAATGAGTGGTCTAATGATTTGAATACAGGAAGACTTACTACATCTAGATTTGATGAGCAAGAAACTTTCGGTATTCGTGGACCAATTCCAAATGATGTGAATGAAATTACAAACTATGTATTTACTGATGTTGTTAATACCACTCCTGGCACATTTGATATCGATTTAAACGATTATAATTTAGATCGCACCGAAAATCCTGGTGCTGGGGATTTGGATAGTTTTGCCGTATTTAAACCTTACGATGTTAATGACTACAGCATCTTTATTGAAGAAGTTGCTGGTGGATCTGCATTTATTCCAGGATCGGTTGTTTCGGTTCCTTCTAATCAGGTAACATACAACGCAGATTATAATACAATTCAAATTACTGGATTGACAGGTGTCCTTAGAATTACAGTTGCTACCAATTTAACCAAGATTCTACAAGCAACTGCAGTTGCAAATAGTGATCTAGTTTATGTTGTAACAGACGGCACACATTACCTTTCTGTTGGTGAAAATATTTTTGTTGACGGCAATCCATCTCAAGAAATTAATAGTGTAGTATATGACGAATATGATGGATCATTCTTTGTTGAGAGCGTAATTAGCATTAAGGAGTTTACATATAGACTTCCAGAAACAGCGGTAACGCTTCCTGCATCAACCGCATCTAATGTAAGTATCTTTATTAAGTCCCCAACACTGAAGATGTATTATGGTCACCAGTATATCTTCGATCTGAGTCATTCTAGTCTTGCTGGAAGCAACCTTTCTTTCTCCAAAGATAGTCTGTATAAACTAGAATACTCCTTCAACTCTATTGAAAGAGTCGGCACGCCTGGCGTCCAAGGTGGTGGTGTAACTCCCACTGTCAAACTCAAAGTTGATAGAGGAATTCTTACAAATATTTCCTACTACTTCGATCCTTCTAGAACTGGAGAAGATTCTCCTGTCACTGAGGGTTCATACCTTGATGTTGTTGATTCTCCATATGTCGGCACTTTTGAGGTTACTTCTACCTCTGGTGGCACAATCACTACAGGTGACAATACAATGAGATTCAAACTTGTTAACGAGCCTGAGGGTGATGCTGATGTAGCACAAGCAAAATACACTACCAGCTCCGAAAAAGCAGTTGGTTCTATTGGTGATATTCGTATTGTTAATGCTGGTGGATTCTATACAAGACTTCCAGTTGTTACTGGCATTCTATCAAATAGAAAAATTGAAAGAATTCAGATTAATGATCCTGGCACAGAATATGCTGTTGGGAGATATGATAGCGTCCCCATCGCAGGTGATGGAGAAGGTGGTTTAGTATCTATCATTGTTGAAGATACCACTGATGATGAAGGCAATACGATTCAGGGTCAGATTACCTCTGTAACTGTAACTGCAGCAGGTAAAGGATATACCACAGCATCTATCGATGTTGAATCTATTGATGGTATTCTTGGTCCTGGTCTGACTGGATCTGGCGCAGATCTTGAAGTTGTCATTCCTCCATTTGGCACAGGGGCATCTATCTTTACCAAGGGCACAAACGTTGGTAAGATCAAAAAACTCCAAAATAACAACTTCGGTTATGACTACACTCATGACTACACTCTGCGTCCCGAAATCACTTTCCCAATCAACGCACAGCTAACTTCCACAAGCATTCTTGCTAATATTACAGTAACCGATCCTGGATCTGGTTACTCTCAAGCACCTGCGGTTATTATTACTGGTGGTGGTGGATCTGGGGCAACTGCTGAAGCAACGATTAAAAATGGTCGTCTTGATCAAATTATTGTTAAGGATCCTGGATCTGGATATTCTTCTACACCAACTGTAAGTCTAAGATCTTCCTTTAACTATGTTGTTAACCTTGACCTGGGCATTCTACAATTTGCTTTCCCACATGGCATTCAAAATGGTGCAGAGGTCACTCTGAATGTTGTTGATACTGGCGATGGCGCAGAATTCCCACTAGCATCTGGTGCTCTTGGTAGATTAAATGGTAATACTACTTACTATGCGATTGCTGGTGCTGCACAGTCTCTAGAAGGCGATCAACTAAGATTGGCAATTACTCCAACAAACGCAGAATTGGGTGATGCAATCGCTTTTGCTAATGCTGGCACTGGCAGACAGCAAGTTTTGACTGAATCTTTCGGTGCAACTGCTGAAGCAAATGTTGTTACTTCTACCTTCCTTGAGGGTGAATTGGTTTATCAGGGCGCAACTTTTGAAACCGCAACTGCAACTGGTTATGTCTCTACAAACAGTGGTTGGCAAGTTGGTCCAAGAATTCTCAAGATCGTTGACTATGATGGTGAATTCTTTGAGGGTGAGAGAATTACTGGTGTTATCTCTAAGTCTTCTGGTATTATTAGCGATTTGAATATTGCAACTGGTGTCCTTGAAATTGGTCCTATCACCAAGACCACAGGTCAGTTTATTGATGATGTGGGCAAACCTTCTGAAATTATTCAGAAGATTCAAGACTCCTATTACTATCAAGACTTCTCATATGCCATCGACTCTTCAGTATCGATTAGTGAATGGAAAGATATTGTCCTCAAGAATGTCCACCCAGCATCCTTCAAGGTGTTTGGTCAACTTAATGTCTCTGATTCTGGATTTATCCCTAATAAGGAATTGTCATTTGAATTAACTAAGTCTGTTGAGTTGGCAAGAGAAGCAATTGTCCCCAATATTCAAAACTTTGCTCTTGTTGAGCCAATCTATCAAGAGTTTAATAATACTGAAGTCTTATTCAGACAAAAAAGATTGACTTCTTCGGAGAATATCTTGACCTCCGTTGTCCAGCGACTTGATGATATTTCTGAATTATTTGATGGTGTTAGAATTTCATTCCCATTGACTATCAATGGTAATAATGTGGTCGCCAATGCAAATCAATTAATGATTGTCTTGAATGGTGTCATTCAAACTCCAAATGTTGCATTTGAAGTCCAATCCGACTCGATTGTCTTTAGTGAGCCACCCGCTCCGCCCGCTAGCGTTAAGTATGTTAATGTTACTGTTGAGCAAATTGATACTTTCTATTATGTTTTTCTTAATGAAAGTGGTTTTGATCCTCGTCCTGGTGATCAAATTGTTGGCATTACAACTGGAGCAAGAGCAACTGTAACTAAAGTTGATCCACTAGCGGTTTCAACAACAGTTAATGGAGTAACCACGACAGTAAATTATACTAGATTTGCTGCATACCCAACTGAAGGTACATTTGATCTTGCGGGCAATGAGTTATGCACAATTAGTGCCGTTGGATTCTCTGGTAATCTTGAGAGCATCACCGCTATTACAAACAATGGATTATTCCAATTTGGAGAAACTGTCCGTAATTTTGATGGTGATACTGCAAAGGTTGAGGAAATCAACCTCGCCAAGGGTCAGGAAACACCTCTTGCTAAGTTAAGATACACTGTCGGCACATCAACGTTAAATCTTGAAGTAATTGCTTCTGATGGCACTTTGGGTCCAATCGCAGATGGTGTATTTGAGGTTGGTCAAAATTATCAGTTGGCATCGGAAATTTTCACTGTTAATGGAATCACAAATAATAACGATTCTACAATCCTCGCAGTGAGTAGAGCGCAACTTGGCACAACTGCAATTGCACACCTCGAAAATACTCCTCTTTATGGCACGGATATTGAAATTACAGACAAGTTAATTCTTAGCAAGACAACGGGCACATATCAATCCACTCCTGGTTTGTATGATATTCAGTTGAATGATGTTATTATTGCTGCTGGATCTAACGTTGTTGCAAGAGTAACCGCAACTTCTCCATATCAAGATCCAACAACTCAGGAATTTATTCCTCAGGTTAACATTTCCGAAGGATCTTCTTTCTTTGGGTTCTTATTCAACAGAATCACCTCTACTACATATCCAAATATTGTCCTTGATGACCTTTCCCAGTCTCAGGTTTCTATTGTAAACTATACCGACAATAGCACTGCATTTGATAATATTTTCCCTGCTAATGAAATTATTAGCAACTATGTAATTACAACAACCAATCAAACTGGTAATTTAAGCGAAAATGAGTTTATCCGAAACTATAAAATTGACTTTGGGTCGCCTAAGACTGGTTATGATTTTGGTCCTAGCCAACCAGCGGCGATTAGAAAACTAACCTTCAAGAATAGTGTTGGTGATGGATTCTTCTCTGCTGGTCAGGTCATCAGGACAGAAACCAGTAAAGCAGAAGTCATTGGTTATAACCAAGCAAGAAAGACTCTTTATCTTGGTAGACTTGGTAGATCTACTGGCACTGGTGAGGATGTCCATAAGTTTACTTTCTCTGGAAATGCTGCACTATCTACCGATCAGAAGAGATTTGGTCTAACTTCCCTTTATCTGGATGGCACTGGTGATATCTTGGAGGAAGCGTCTTCTAGTGATTATGCAATTGGGTCTTCCAACTACACTTTAGAAATGTGGATTCGTGCAGATGCTGCTGCTCTAACTGGTACTGCAAACCTAATTGATATGAGAGCTGGCGGCGTTGACGTTGCTATGAGACTCTTTTTAGATAATGGTCAAGTTAGATTTAATGTTAATGGCACAGATCTTCTCAACTCTGGAACCACATTAATTAATAATGATACTTGGACTCATATTGCGGTTGTTAGGGATGGCACAGATATTGAATTATTTGTTGGTGGTGTATCTGTAGGCACTAGCACTGATGGTAGCAACTATGCAGCAAAACCAATGAAGATTGGTGCGGCATTTAATTTGGGTAATGAATACACTGGGTATATTGATGAGATCAGATTCTCTAACAATGCTCGTTATACCGCAGCGTTTACTCCCTTCAGCGGATTCTTCCAAGGTGATGCAAACACACTTCTGCTTCTTCACTTTGAAGGTGCTGATGGACAAACTTATGCTGATGACTGGTCTGGCACTGCTACCTGGACTAACGGTGATGAGTTTGCAAATGATTCTATCCTTGCGACTACTCGCTCCAGCTCTGCAACTCCTTCTGGTTTCGCTGGTAAGTCCTTCCGATATCTCGACGCAGCAGATTTGATTCTTGCTAACAAGGACTTTATTGCTGCTGAAGCAGTTTATCAACTGGAAAACTCTTCTCCATATGCACCATTTAGTGTTCCAGGTGGCACAGCAACATATGTTGGTTATGTTGCCCAAATGTTAACCGAGATTGCAGATGACCTTCGCAATGGAAGCAACAGCAATATTTGGGATATTGCTGATCTATATGTTGATCGTGAAGCAAATCCAATCACTGTCCAACGTGTTGATGGTGAGGAAACTGAGGCAGTTTGGTTGTTTAACTTAGCATCTACTTTTGCTAAGAGTGCAATCAATAACCAAACGATCACTGTAACTGGATCTCATGGTTTGACACAAACTGTTGATAATACCATCACCGATTCTGGTGATGATGGAAATGGTGCATATACCTCTGGTGATTGTGCAGATGTCCAAACTACCATTGATAACCTGACCGATATTCTTACGGATACAATCGACAATGCTGTTTTGGGTGTCCCTGTTGATCATCTTGCTAGTGTAACAAGAGTTACTCCTGCATATGAATTCCAAGGTGGATCTGTTGACGCATTCTTTGAAGTGCCCTTCACGATTACTCAGGTCGATAATCCTAATGAGTATGTTTATACCAACCAAATTGATGCAGACACTCGTTATAGATTCTTCGATGGTGCAAATCTAATTCGTCTCAATAGAGGTGCAATTGTAGATAAGGCAGCATATGATATGCTACAACGCTATCCAGACCTTGCTACAGACATGCCTAGAAATGGCGATGGCACTGGATCTGGCACAACCAGATGTAAGACTGATTTGGGTCTCATCTTAGACAATCTTGTGAAAGATATTGAGGTTGGTGGTAACTTTAATACAATTACAGCAATCAAGAGTTATCTTGGTGCTAATGATGAAATTGAATATATCAGATTGCAACTTCTCCAGTCGCTGTATGCACATACAAGACTTGGTTACTACATGAAGCAAGCAATCACTGGTGATTTGGATGATACAAATACCGATCAAATTATCATTGGCGATTGGGGCATTACTAATGATCCTGGTGGTTGTGCAAATGTCAAGACAGCAATTGATACTCTAATTGATCTTGCTAACGATACTCTCGCTCCTACAGGACATCGTTTCAGGGATGGTGGAGATCTTCTCTACTTCAACAGAGACTTTATTGCTGATGAAGCATTGGGAATTACCGATGCCGAATTCCAATATAGTCTTAACGGTGTTATTTACAATGGATTCCAATATCCAGATGGTATAAATGGCAGAAATCGTTGTAAGGTCGATATTTCCCTAACCTTAGATAGTGTTATTAGTGATCTTCTGACTGGTGGTAACAGCAATACAATTAAGGCACTTGAATATTACATTAATGCTTCTGGTGGTATCGTATTCGTTGAGGATGAGCTTCTCGCAACAGTTTATGCATATCAGCAGGTTAAATTCTTGGGTGCTAAGGCAATTAATAATTTACTAGTCCCCAACCCAGGCACTTTGCCCGTTGGTGCTGGTGAATATTTTAGACAATATGCTACAGATGCCAATGGTAACATCATTGAGCCATATAGAGACACAACAATCACTGACTCTGGTGATGATTCTGATCCTGGATATACCTCTGGAGATTGTGTAAACGTAGTCAATGCGTTTAACACTCTAATGGACATCTTGATCGATGGATTGACTCCTGCCGATACGGAAGGTAGAGCATCACAAAGATTGGTCCTCTTTAACAGAAACTACTTTAGTGAAGAATTGACAAACCAAGTCAATACTCAATGGGGTGCAGGTTCTTGGACTAGTGAATATCAAACATTCCTCGATACTGTTGTTGATGATGTAATTCATGACTCGTTGATTACCGACACTTCTTCTAGTAATGTCTTAACGACAGCAGTAAATGTTGATTACTCCATTCCTACTGGTAATGGTTTCTTTGCGGTGGGTGATGCAGTCAGTTGCTCTGTAAATGGTGTGGTGGTTGCTACTGCTACCGTATTAGAAGTTAAGTCTTCTAGAGAAATGGTAATCGGTTATATTACTGGTGGTTGGACAATCTTCAACGCTAGAATTCTAGGTCCAAACGTAACCTTCTTTGGTGGAGCATACTTTACTAGCAATGGACCTAATAATGGTCTCAGTCCTAGCTATGACTGGATTGATGAAGTTGCTAACGTCCAAACTCTATCTCACGCAAGAACAATCACATCTACAATTACAGGTCAGGTTGCTGGCACTAATCTGTGGACAAATCCTGAGCAACTATTAAACAATTGGTCAACTTATTATTTTATCCCATATCAAGATGATCAATTCTCTCCCGATGGTATTCTGAATGCTGAAAGATACTCAGCATCAAACACTTACCAAAGACATTGGATTCAAAGAGGTTATACTCTGAATCCCCTGCAGACGTACGACACTACTTTTGTAAGGTTTGACTCCGACGTTGAAACTTTTGATACTGGTGCTCTTGAAGGCACCCAGCAATTCACTTTCTCTGTCTTTGTTAAGGGTTTTGGTAATTATAATTACGGAAAACTGCAACTTGAAGTAACTGGCACTAATCATGCTCCATTTACAGCATTTTTCAACTTCAATATGAATGATGGATCAATCGGATCTCTATTCCAAGATTATGCGGTTACAATCGATGATTTTGGAATGATTCCATCTGGTAATGATTGGTTTAGAGTATACATGACTATTAGCATTGGACAAGGTTTTAATACTCTACAAGTTAAACTCTTTAGCAGGAACAATTTTGGTCAAGAAGTCTATACTGGAAATAACTATGGTGGAATTTCTGCTTGGGGTGCAAAACTTGCTCAAGGCACTCTTGATCCATATCTATCTCAAAATAACATCACATATTACGCTGATGAGGACTACAATATTAAGTCTTTCATCTTAGATACTGTTGACACTTATATTGAAGATGCATTAGAGCAAACACTTCAAGAGCCCTCTCCAAATGCATCATTCTTTACATATACCAATTCCACTCTTGGTGCTCAATATAATGCTAATACATTCTCCAGAATGTCTAGAAGTCTAATTGATATTATTAGACAGCAAGTTAAACTGGATACTTATTATACAAATCTGAATAATATCTCTGGCACGAGTATTCCTACCAGCACTTATGGCACTAGAAATATTCCAATACCTCTTGGTGGTGGAATAACTCAGGCAGATCATTTCTATGCTCTAAGCACAGACTCCTATGCTGAAGTCCAAAATGTCAGTGGAAATGAGGCTCGCGTAGTCAAGTCTTACACTAGATTCAGAATTGAAGGTGATATTACTGATGGACCATTCACTATGAATGAAACTGTCCAGAAACAAGGTGATGCTGGTGTAACTGGCGTTGTCTATGGATTCTTTGAAGATGAAAACTTCTCTTATGTTGACATTGAAGTGACTGCTGGTACTTGGGCATTACTTGACACTATTGTTGGTGATGAAAATGGCACTACCGCACAAATTGGTGCCATCGAGACCAGAGTCCAAGTTAATGACTTGATTGGCAATTTTGAAACTAACATTGAGTGGAAGGGTTATACTTCTGGTGAAACTGGTGAAACAGTAACGTTCATTAAAGCAGAAGGTGCGGTAACGGATAACACTGGTGGTAAACTAAGTGTTGATACTGATAGTTTGGTTGGATCTTTTGAGACAACTAGTGTAGTTTATCCCGAAGCATCTAGACAATACATCGATGTTATTCAATATGCTGGATTTGATCCTCAACTTGGCACCATCGTTTCTTCTCTTGGATATGAAAGATATCAACTATCTTACATTGGTAATTTCCAGACGTTTGAAGTTAATAAGAGAGTATATAGAATTAATAATGGTATTTTGGATCCTAATGCTTATGGTGTAATTGTTGAAGTTGATACTCAAAATAATTACATTTACGTCAATGTGATTTCTGGCACAATTTCTACTGGCAATATTGTTGGTGAATATGGAGATGGCACTACGGATCTTCGTGGATATGCAACTGTTGCTGCTAAGGTTACGACTACAGGCGCTGGTGCTGCAAGAATTCAGGATGTAAGGACCATTGGCATTTATAAGAGACTATATCTGACCGAATTGGTTGGTGTAATCAATAAGAGAGATGCAATTCAGGGTATTAATGGATTCCGCGCATCCATCTTTGCAAGTGGAGAATTGAAGGCTCGCGTGAAGAGATCCTTCAGAGGTTTTGATGGTGTCCAAACCACCTTCGATCTCACCACCAACAACGGTGATGCATACTTCCCCGATCCCGAAGGTCATATGTTGATCTTCGTCAACGGCATTCTGCAACCTCCTGGTGCTGCCAATGCATATACAGCATTCTCCAACCAGATTCAGTTTACTGAGCCTCCTACCTCAGGATCTGTGTTTACTGGATTCTACGTTGGTAAACTGAGACAGTTGGATGATATCTCCTTTGACTTCGACTCGCTTAGACAGTCCTTTAACCTCAAGCGTAACGGCGTTTTCTACTCGCTAACGCTGACGGAAGGTGTCCAGTCCACCACGATCAGACCCGAAAATAATATTATCGTTTCTCTCAACGGTGTTATTCAGGAACCTGGAGTTGGTTTTGAGATTGTTGGTTCTAGAATTATCTTCTCTGAAATTCCTCGCGTGGGATCGACCTTTGTCGCATTCTCCTACGTTGGATCTGAAGCGGACGTTGATGCTGCTGAGGTTGTCCCACCAATCGAGCCTGGTGATCTTCTCCAGATTGATGGTGAAACCGAAGATCGTGAAGTTGCCGTTATTGAATCGTCCAACTCGCTAATTACCTTCGATTATCTTGGATCTGTCTTTGGTAAGGATGCTGCAGCAACTGCAGTATTAACAACTGGTGTCCTGGATAAAGTATTCGTTACCGCTCCTGGATCTGGTTACACTTCCAGACCAAACGTCAGAATCGACTCTATCTCTGGTTTTGATGCTCAAATCAAGGCACTAGTTGGTGTTGGTGGTGTAGTTGTTTCTAGTGCTGGTAGCGGTTATCAAGAAACTGCGATTGCGGTTGAAACGACAGTTGATGATGATTGGGTTGCACCCGATTTGAGCCTCTATGGCGAAGAGGTTATTGATCCTGAGATCATTCAGTAAACACATAAATAACTAAAAATTCTAGGGAAATGGCAAAACAACTGCTGGCTCTTGGTAATGCGCCTAATGACAATACGGGGGATACCCTGAGGAATGGTGGTGACAAAATTAATGACAACTTTAATGAAATTTACAGTGCTCTTGGTAATGGCAATGCGATTTTAATTTCTGGTATTAGTAATGCTGGTAATGGTCAGGTATTAAAATATAATGGCACAAACGTTGTGCCATCTGACTTCAATCTATTGACAGATAATCTGGACGTTAACAGTAATACAATTGTTTCTTCATCCAATGGAAATATTGCTGTTGCTCCAAATGGCACAGGCAATATCACTCTTTCTCATGCCAGCGTCACAAATACTTTTGATGGCACATCTGGAGAAATTGATTTACCAACTAAAGTAAAATATAAAAACGAATTTACTACTCTTGCTGCAGCACCTGCAGCAGCAACTTATCCTGGTTACTTCTTCACTGTTGATGGTGATGACAACCCATATGTAAACATCAACATTACTGCTGGTGGTGTTGGCGACGTTAGGGCAGCACTTCTAACTCAGTATTCTGGTATTGATGATTTACTCGACGTTGATACAACCACATCTGCTCCTACAAATAATCAAGTTTTGAAGTGGAATTCCTCTTCATCTAAATGGGTGCCTGCAGATGACGAAGCAGGTGTTTCGTCTATTAATGTTTTTGCAACTGTTGCTGGTGATACAGGATCTACAAGTGCTGATAGTCAAACTGATACTCTAACGATCGCTGGTGGTAATAATATTGTAACGGCGGTTAGTGGTGATACGGTAACGGTCAGTTTTAATGGCACTTTGACCACCACATTTGCTGCTCTTACCGATTCCGATGTTACGGGAATTACACAGGGCGATTCGTTGTATTGGAATGGCACCGATTGGGTTGTTACCCGCAGTCCTATGACGTGGTGGGAATTGAATGTAAATGGCACAAGTGATTGGACATTCAATGGTCCTGGATTTGCTGGTGCTACTAACGACCCAACAATTTATGTGCATCGTGGATTTACCTATGCATTTGACAATTCGATCAATGGGGGAGCACACCCATTCCGAATTCAATCTACGCAGGGTCTAACAGGCACTCCATACACTGCAGGTCAGAGTGGTAGTGGCACCAGCGTATTGTATTGGACCGTCCCTATGGACGCTCCTACCACACTTTATTACCAATGCACTAACCATGCTCTGATGAATGGCACTATCAACGTAGTAAGTTAATTGATAAATGGCAAGAGAAATTCCTGGATCTGGTGCTGTAATCAAACCGATCTTCAATGAAGTTTATGGTGTAAGAGCAGTAAAAGTTTTGGATGGTGGTGAGGGATATACCTCTTCCGATCCTCCAAAACTTACTGTGACTGGTTGCGGCACACCAGTTGTGGAAGCGTTGTTGTATCCAATCATTGATGATGATTCGGGTAGAATTGTCCACGTTAGAGTTTTAGAAAGTGGTAGCGGATACGATCCCCTCAGGTTATCGATTGTACCAGAGCAAGAAACTCCCAACGTTGTCACATCATTTGATATCAATCGAGTTTGGCAAAGAAACCCAAATTCCACAACTACAGGAACATTTTCAATAGTTGGTGGTGATGTCACCGATAGACTAAACATTGTTAGTGATAATCACCCCAAACCAGCAGAGATCACTGGCGAGAGAGTTTTTGAAGGTGGATCTATCAATGATAGAAACTTCAACCAAACTTTTATCTATCGTGGTGGTAAAGACGTGCCCTTTGCTGGCACCAGAGCAGATCAAAGAGATAAAGCAATTGGCATCATGGCAAATGGTGTCTTACTTCATACTCCAGAATGGGGAGTTGATGGCGGAGCACCAATAAACTTTAATATTGACACGGTAAAATACTCATACATTAAGGGTAATGATGTATATGATGGCGTATTAGAATCAAATAATTATTTCTATCAGTCCTCTAGGTTAATCAACCATTTTTCACCAAGATATAGTGTGTTTGAGAATGGTCTTCTCAAACAATATACTTGGAGAATGATCAGGGAGGCAGGCAATTTCAGAATTACTCCTTCGGATATTTCTCAATTGACAGGAAATATTGAGAGGGGTATTAATGTAGTTTCTACCACTGGTAATGGTGTTGCAACAGTTGCCAAAGTTGTTAGAAACAACAGTGGAGATATAACCGATATTTATCTTAGGGCAGTAACTAATTCGTTTTCTGCTGGTGAGACACTTCTGGGATCGAATGGATTTACATTTACTATTAATACTATTCTTCCTGTAAGAGTTTACTATATCAACTTTGGTGAGAATGCAGCAGAGTTTGGCAACTTTGAAAATAATGAGTGGTATTTGGAGCCTGGAGTCCAAGTAAAGGCAAATCAACAAATTATTATTGATCAGAGCGATCCATCAAATAATCCTCCAACAACATCTCATCCAGTCCAATTCAGCATAACACCTAACGGTGCTTTTGCTGGTGGCGAATTATATTATGATGATCCTCAGGGAGCACCAGTTGTGGACTACTCGGATCAATTCCGTGTAACCTTTATCATGAGTCCTAACGAGAATCGTAGGATTTATTATTACTGTAAAAATCATGGATCGTATCATCCAGAAGAAGCATATATTGAGTTATCCGCAGTAACAGATACTTCTCCCAGACCAAATAATTATTATACTTCAACATATTATACTGACGGAAGCAGCATTGATTACTCTCGTCACGCTAATGGACACTCAAAGATTTTGGGTCTCTCTTTTGATGGATATCCAATTTACGGACCATATGGATATAATTCCAGCAATACTGTTGCTAGGATACAATCTTCGTATCGTCTCAAAGTTGGTGATGAAGTTGACGGCACAAGACCCAAACAAACAACTGCTGGGACGGTTACATATGCAGTAACTGTAGTTGGAGATAAGTTTTATATTGATGGAAGTTTATCTCTATTCCTTCAGTTAGACAGAGGTAAGACATACGTTTTTAATCAAAATGATGCTTCCAATGTCGGAAAATTTGCTCTTTTTAGTCAAACAGAAGATGGGTGGCATTCTGCCATAGACATAGGTAATACTTCATATCTTTACGAGAATGGAGTAACTTATTATATTGATGGATCTGCGGTAACTTATCAGAATTATATTTCTGGATTCAATAGTGCTACTACGAGAGAAGTGAGAATTACTCCGAGAGTAGATTCGCCAAGACTTCTTTATATCTTTGCTTATAGCACTTCGGGTCTTGGGTTTAGAATGGTCCAAGATGGTTACATTCTTGGAGATTTAGTCCAAGACTATATTTTTGATTCTACTGTCGGTGATTTAGATGCATATAATGGTAAATTTGCGGTAACACCAGAATATCCAAATGGGACATATGCATATTTCATGACAGAAGACGGCAGTGGAGATCCTGTCTATCCTTATGTAATTGGTCCTCAATTCTACGGGAATCCAATTTTTGAAGGAGATGTTATACCCGATCAAGTAACAGAATTCCCATCTGGTGCCGAAGGCGACATTATTTTGAATTCTGATGGATCAGTTAATTATGTTAAAATCACAAAAACTGGCGATGGTTATTTTGGACCAACACAAGCAAAAATTCTTGGTGGTGAAGGAAGTGGTGCTGTAATTAGTCCAATTGTCCAAACAATTACTGGTCTAACCTTACTGAATGGTGGTAGAAATTTTGCAACTCCACCAACGTTGATTTTTGAAGGTGGTGGATCGGGTCAAGGCGCTCGTGGTGCTGCTGAAATTGATACTAATGGTAGAGTTACTAGAATTGATGTTGTGGATTCTGGTGAATTCTATGAAACTCCTCCATTTGTATTGATTACTGGCGGCGGCGGATCGGGCGCTAAAGCAGTTGCAAGAATTGATCAGGGAGAAGTCG